GCCTCGACAATCGCGCCGACTTGCATCGGCCATTGAAAGCCGCCGTGAGCCTTGCCGTTTTTGTCCGTCGTGCGAAGAAAATAATCGGTCATCATGTTACCCTTTCTCAAACGGTGAAATTCGCGCCGTGCAGCTTGGCGATGCGCAGGCTGTCGGCCTTGGATTTGCTCGGGATGTTCAGCACGACGCCCGCACGACCGTTGGGCAGGCGCTCAACGATTTGCAGCGTCCGCGACCCGTCCGGCTGATGGTTGTATTCGGTGGCTGCTTGCGTGGTCATGTCGGTTCTCCCTGTAGCGTTTCTACAGGAAAACACTATTCGGAAAGTTTTTCCACGTCAACGGAATTCTTTTCCTTGACCGAACATTTCTGGTGTGTATTGTGGGCGCATGAAAACAGCATCCGACATCATCACATTCCTGGGCGGTCGCCAAGCGGTCGCTGATCTGGTCAGCGTCAAAGTTGATGCCGTCCGCAAGGCCGAGGACGGCAACAAGCTGCCCGCCGCTTGGTATAACATGCTTGAAAACCACGCAGGGCAGCCTCTGCCCCGCGATTGCTTTACCTTCAAAGGTGCAGCATGAGCATCCCAACAGCAGCAGCTTATCTGAGGGCCGCATGAGCGCGTGGGAAGCCGCAGGTCAGTCTGACGAATGGTACACGCCGCCGCACATCTTTGCCGCGCTGGGCGAGGCGTTTGACCTTGACGTTGCAGCGCCCGCCGATGGGCCGCGCCATGTGCCTGCCCGCGATTGGATCAGCCACGATAGCCTGTCTGCTGTTTGGCGGGGCTTTGTGTGGATGAACCCGCCCTTTGGCGCGCGCAACGGTCTGGTGCCTTGGCTTGACAAGTTCTTCGCCCATGGCAACGGGATTGCGCTGACGCCGGATCGCACATCAGCGCCTTGGTTCCAGGATGCTTTGTGGCGCTGCAACGCGGTGCTGTTTGTCGCGCCGAAAGTCAAGTTTGAGCGCCCCGACGGGACTGTCGGCGGATCACCCGGCCACGGCGTTGCGCTGTTTGCGGCGGGGTTTAGGGCGACATCGGCCTTGATCAATGCCAACGGCAAAATCGGCCACCTTCTGACACTGGTGCCAGCATGAACCACCCCGCCAGCTTCTGCTGGGTTTGCCTGCGCAACGAGGTGCAGCCCTCGGGCTGGTGCCGGAAGTGCGAAAACTTCATCGGGATTGCAGCAGAATGACCCATTTCCCCTCCCTGCCGGGTGCCTCCTTCCACCCGGCCAACTCCGCCCCCGGTTCTGAATTGGCCGGGGGCGGCTTTTCTAAACTCAAGGTGCTGATCGGCTGCGAGGAGTCCGGCGTCATGCGCCGCGCCTTTGCCGCCCTTGGCTTCGATGCTTGGTCCTGCGACCTGCAACCCGCCGCCGATGGGTCAAACCATCACATTCGCGGCGATGTGCGGGACGTGCTGAAAGACGGCTGGGACTTGCTTATGCTTGTTCATCCGCCTTGCACCCGGCTTTGCAATTCCGGCGTTCGTTGGCTGTCTGTGCCCCCGCCTGGCCGCACGTTGCCCGATATGTGGCGCAAACTGGATGAAGGCGTTGAACTGTTCGCCGCCTGCTGGAACGCGGACATCCCGCATGTTGCGGTTGAAAATCCAATCATGCACCGCCACGCCCGTGAGCGTATGCCGTCGAGCCTGACCAAGCCGCAAATTGTGCAACCGTGGTGGTTTGGCGATGAGGCATTCAAGGCGACGGGCTTTTATCTGCGCGGTCTGCCGCCGCTGGGGCCCACCGACAAGCTGACACCGCCCAAGGCTGGCACAGACGCCCACAAGGCATGGTCGGCGGTTCACCGGGCATCACCGGGGCCGGATCGTGCCAAGCTGCGCAGTCGCACCTTTCCCGGCGTTGCAGCGGCCTGCGCCGCGCAATGGGGCCACGCTATCCTAGCTTCGCGGCAATCCCGCATATCCCCCCGCCTAGCAGCGGGTGCGGACAGCACCGAGGGGGCGGCTGGTGCCGCGATTGCGCCCCCAATCAATTCGGCATGGGGCCGGATCGGTGATCCACAGGACACCGCAACCACCGCTTAGCGGTTTTGTATTGGACCCCCAGACCCCCGGCGCGGACAGGCGCTAACCGGAAAACGCCGGGGGAACTATCAGAGAACTACCTGCTGGAATACAACCGCATAATCTCAGCCTCGATCTTAAGCCGGATAGCCTGCGGAATTTTGGCCAGCGCCCGTTGCCGCGCCTTCTTGTCCGGCATGGCCAATATCTGTTTGGCAGCGTCGTAAATTGGTTTTTGTGCCCATGACCTGATGCTTTCTGGGGCATCGTTCCAAGCAATATTTCCCATCAACAGATCAAACAGTTGCTCTGACGGCTTTTGAACATCAGGCGCTAGGCGGTAAGCCATTTAAAGAACCCCTCTCTTGCAGCATCAACACCAAGCGCCACACAGGAGAAAGCCCCAGCGTTGTGGGCCGCTATCAAGTATTCGACCTGCTCAGGTTGAAAGGTGCTTTGTGTATGGTCGCGCCGCTTCATTTCACAAACGAATGAAACCCGCCCAGGAATGACAATATCGGAAACGCCTGCCGTCATGCCTTCAGCGGCGTGCTTTTGGACGCTGGCAAATTGCCCCTTGGCCTTTAACCCTTCGTTGCGCGGGTGAAATGCCAACTTGCCCCAAGTGTCAGGGTAATCCCGCCTGAGCCAGTTAAAGAATGTCATTTGCTCTCCGCTTTCGGCGGGACACTTGCCGCGATAGGTCAGGTCGCCAAACACTGACACTCCGGCATTGATCATGTCGGCAATGTCACTCTGGCGCATGGTCGGGAACTCCATTGTAATCGCTGATTACGAAAAAACCAGTTGCGGCATCCTTTTTGTATGTCACGCTAAACGGAGTGATTTCTCCAAAGTTTGTTTCAAGGTTCCACTTGGTATAGTCGCGCACTCCACGCGAATTTTTCGCCTCGGGCTGCACCCACGTTGTGAACTGGCGATAAGGCGTCACCCATTCAATGCGAATGGTTTTGTTTCCATTGCGACTGATACCCGGCTTGCATTCCATCCGCACAACCTCGTCTGTTTGAATCTGTGTCGGGTCACGCTTCAACGCCTTAAAATCGGCTTGCAGCTTGTCATTCGGGTCAACAATCTCGCCTTTGCACTCGCGACAATACCGCGCCGCTATGTCATTTGGTGCGGCGCAATGCGGGCATTCCTTGCTGGTCCAACGATAGTCGCACCTCTCGTATTCGCCGCGTGGCCCGGAGCGTAGCATATTCATGCAGCGCCGCCCGTGGTGCCCTGGCATCGGACCCCATTCGGTCATGACCTGTTGCCCGTCCAGATCCAGCACATACCCCGCCGCGTCTAGCTTGGCGTCCAGATAGTCCTTGTGCGCAGAAAACCCATTATCAAAAGCGCAGATCGGGCATGTCGCCACAATCCCGCCTGACCCGCCCAACTTGCCCGCCTTCACAACGGGCGCAAACAAATCACCGTCCGGGCAGTGATCATCAAGGTTCGTGGTATAATCTAGGATCAAGCAATCAGTCTTGCCGGGGCATATCCGCAGCCCGCGACCGATGATCTGTTGCAACAACCCTACGCTTTCCGTCTTGCGCAGAATGGCAATCAAATCCACATGCGGCGCATCAAAGCCCGTGGTCAGCACTGACACATTGACCAGATACTTGATTGCCTTGGCCTTGAACCGCCGTATCAGGCTATCGCGTTCTGACTTGCCCGTTTCGCCCGTCACCATGACCGACAATTCAGGCGGCAAGCTTGCCATGATTTCCTGCGCATGGCGCACCGTAGCGGCAAAGAACATTACGCCTTGCCTGTCCTGCGCTTGGCGCACAACGTCAGCCACGATTGCCGCCGTCTTTCGTCCATGGCCATGATAGGCGCGATCTACATCAGCGGCATCAAACTTGCCTTGGGCGTTCGGGGTCAGCCCGTGGGTGTCATACCCCTCGGCCATTGTGCCGCCTATGACAGGCTCAGTCAAAAAGCCTTGCTCGATAAGATCACGCGCGCCCACGGTGTAAACGCATTTAGTAAAGAAAGGTTCCCGCGCAACATCCTCGCCATGCACTTGCCCTTGCGGCCCCACACGGTAAATCCAGCCCGACCCCAAGCGATAAGGCGTTGCGGTCAAGCCGCATATCCGCAGGTTAGGGTTGGCGGTGCGCATAGCGTCCAGGATGCCCCGCACAGTGGGCGTTAGCCCATGCGCTTCATCTATGACCACCAGCCCATATTCAGCGCCAAAGCGGCTGATCTTATTCTTGACGGTCAATGGACTACCAAAAACCACAGGATGCCTTAATTCCTTGGCCCCGGCGCTGGCGCTGAATATCGAGGCCGGGTTGCCAGTGGCCAGATATTTTTCGCGGTTTTGCGTAATCAACTCGGCACTTGGGGCAAGGCATAGCACCCGCTTGCCAGTCCGCTTGTGAATGTCCGCCGCGATGGTTGCGATGATGTGCGACTTGCCTGCCCCTGTTGCGGCGTCGATCACGAAAGGATCAATGCTTTGCCGCATCCAGTTTATGGCCGCGTCAACTGCGGCCTGTTGATATGGGCGCAGGCCATGGGAAACCTCTGACATAACATTCATTTCAGCCCCCAGAAGCTTGACCCTTTGCCCCGGAACGGTTCCAGATCAGCGCTCGGCGCATACTTGGCCAGCGCCTTGGCATAGGACACAGACCCGGCTCGCTCAGTCTTGGTCAACTTGCGCCCAGCGAATACCGCGTTACGATCCCCGGCAATCCGCGCCATATCGGCCAGAAGGTCTTTCTTGCGTTCCTCAGCCCGTTCAATCGCCTCGGCCAGTTGGTCCCATTCCGCAACCATGCGAGCAGCTTCCACTGTGTCAATCTCAACCCGCTTTGCCGCCAAGTGCTCATTCGGATTTTCCAATTCAGCCAAATACTCGGCATAGAATTGGCGCAAGCGCGGCATGTTTTCCGCCTGCCATTCTGCGTCTTGCAGAACGGTTTCAAGTTTGTAAGCCTTGGGCGACCATTGGAAAAAATCCCACCGATCAAGCCCAGTGCAAACCATACTGAACTGCACTTGCGCGTAATAGTGGGGCTGGTCAGCCAGTGGCGCAAAATCCTTCGCATCGTCGCGCATTGAGAAGGGGCACTTGATTTCCAACCCGCCCCCTTCAATTAGCCCATCAGGTGAACACCCGGCCCAA